ATGAAATCAACTGAGTTTTCATCCCAGCAAGAGGCTGACCACATAATGCCAATCTGTTTGCAATACTGGTCAATCTCGTAATAAGCCCCCAGCCCTAGCTCCAGCCCCCTCTTTAAGTCCCCATTGGTATTCCCGAAGGGTGACTCTCTGGACTTGGCTAGTTCTTCTTGGGTATAGACAATATCTATCGTGCGTTTCTGGAACTTGACCGCATCACAGCCCCCGACAAAAGCCTTGCTGATTAGCTGCCTGGCAGTTTCCACTGAGCCATTATGGTTAATCCCAATGTCTGCGATTACGAAACATGGCTCATCTTCCCCCACATACTTGTTACCAATTTTAACTTTCATTCTTTGGCTTTACCCTCCTGTAACAGCCTTTATTAAATAAGCCGTTGCATAACACATCGGCTGCATTCCGCATGAAACGTAGTATCCCTGGCGTTAGCTTGCCCACCTTGATAATCGGTCTTTTGTATAACCAGTTGCGATAATCGGCATCCAGAATATCCACCATCTTATTGCGGTAGACTTCTGTGCCAGGGTAGGGCATTAGGACAGTCCAAACAGAGCTGTCAAGTTTAAGGCTCTGGGCAAATCTCATGCTCTTGAGCCATGTCCCCACCGTTTCGCCTGGTAGCCCCGTGATAAAAAAGCCATAGGTTGATATGCCCGCCCTTTTCGCTGCATCGAAGGCTCGCCCAATCAATTCTTTGGAGTAGCCCTTGCGAGCCACCGATAGTATATGGGCATCCCCTGACTCCACGCCGAACTCAACCTGAACACATCCCGCTTCCGCCATTAGCTTCAAAAGGGGATAATCTACCATATCGGGGCGGGTCTGGCAGGAAAACTTAAATCCTATCTTGCTATCTATTATCAGCTTGCATAAATCTTCCGTGCGCTTCTTATTGAGTGTGAAGGTATCGTCTTGAAAGTGGATGTTCTTAAATCCGTATCTCTCATAAACCTCAACCATTTCACCGAATACACGCTGGGCGCTCATAAGGCGGGGGTAACGCCACATGGTAGGGCTGGAACAGAATATGCATTTCCCCGAACACCCCCTGCCCGTTATCATATGGGTATAAACCCCGTCAAACCTCTTTAGTTCTCTGACAGGGTAATCTCGTATAGGAACAAGATCTCTGGCGGGATACGGCAGACTATCAAGATTACTAATAAATGGTCTATCTTGATTATATGCCTCTCCGTAGGTAATGCCCTGTATTTCACTTAATTCCCTGCCTTTCAAGATTTCCAAAAAGGTTTCTTCCCCCTCACCCCTCACTACAATATCGAAGTGTTTAGCAGACTCTTGGGGCAAGGCGCTGGCGTGAGCCCCCCCATAAACGGTTAGTTTATTGTATCTCTTGGCTACCTGCGCCAGCTCAGCCGCATTACTGAATTGGCTCGTAGTCCCCGTTAGCCCCACGACATCGGCATATTTGATAGCCCGTTGCAACCGAAAGGGATGTAGCCTTTCTCGGTTATCATCTATGACCCAAATATCATCAAAGCCATTCTCCCGTATATAGGCGGCTAAATAGAGAATGCCTAATGGGGGGATTGGTAACGCATCCAGCGCCTTTGACTTAGGATTTATGAGAAGGATTTTCATTCATATCCTTTAGTAGAGCCTCGGCTATGGTAAAATCCAACAGGTTGTTTATATCAACTGAATTTGCCCTAGGCATTACAGACCACCGCATATTCCCCCCAATGAAACGTCCAGTCCTCTCAAAGTACTCGGTGGTAAAGGCATAAACCGCCCCGTTTTCAGCATATTCTTGGGGCATATCTTGTCGCCTCTTATGATGGATAAAGTCATAGCTTGCCGCCATGCGCCCCTTTTCGTCAAACTTCCAGAGACACATATGGCAGCCATAGACGGTGAATACCGAATCATATCCCCCGCCGCAGAACTTGGTTAAGGCCGCATTCAGGTGTTCGGTTGTCCGCAGGGGGGAAGTCGGGTTTAATAACGCAATACCGTACGGCCTATAGTTCTCTTTTTTCTTTAGGTCTTTGAGAACTTGGGCTATAACAGCTTGAATTAGTATCTTGTCTCCAGCCAGCTTCTTGGGGCGCTTTATTATTTCCGCCCCGTATTTCTTGGCAACCTCAGCAATTTCCTTATCTTCCGTAGAGACAACGACACGGTTTATGAAATAACTCCCCCTCGCCGCCTCAATGGTATGGGCTATCAACGGCTTGCCCCCGAATAGCTTTATATTCTTTCGGGGCAACCCCTTCGAGCCACCCCTTGCAGGGATAAGTGCCAGTATCTCTGGCCTTAAAGCTCCATCAGATTCTTTAGATTGCTGTTTAATTTGCCCACACCCCTTTCTTTATTCGTCGCATACACAAGAACATCAGGGTTGTAGTTGGTCTGACAACAGTCGTTACACAATAATCCCTCAAAGTTCCCTTCCCTATGCGCCCGCTTAATTCTCTTATAGGCGGTGGAGTTAAAGATTTCGGGAATGGTCTGGGTATTCATATTCCCGATAGCTAACTGTTTATTTATATCAAGGCAACACATACTAACCACGCCGTCAAGGTGAACGTAAAGCGGGCCGTTCATGGGTCGCCCGCAGGTCTGTTGCTTGGTGCGGTCTATGGTGCGAAAGTTCATCGTAGCCCCGAAATTATGGGGTAACCAGATATATACCTCATCTAATCTCGGCTCCCAGAATTTCAGCCACTCATCCTTTTCGTGCTTATTGTCTTCTGTAATCGTTAAAAGCCCGATTGTATAAGGCTTATCATTCCTTTCAAGTAGACCCAGGATATTGTCATGGGTTCTCTTAAAGGTAACTTTCCCCCGATGGCACTTGGTAAATGTTTCGGGCGTAACCCCGTAAACGCTAATTTTGAGTGCGTCTATGTACTTGCATACTTCATCGTATTTATCGGGGGTCATCAGGTAACAATTGGAACTGGTGAATATTTTAACTTCGGGCAACTTCTGGCGGATAAACTCACACCTTTCAAACAGCAGTTTATCCGCAAACGGTTCTCCGAAGCCCCCAATATCTATCGTGTCAACATTGGTGCATTGGGATACTTGGTTAATGATTTTCTTAAACAGGTTCATGTCCATTATGCCCAGAGGCTGTTTATATTTATCTCTGGGGCATATCGTGCAGTTTGCTGGGCACAGATTGGTATTTTCTATTGTTATCTTGCCACTTCTTAATCTCATAATATTAGTGGGGGTGTTTCAGGCACACCCCCGAAGCCTCCCTTCTTTTAGGGTGCGATGGTCAGGTAAACCAAAGAACACTCTGTATCGGCGGTAGCTGGCATTAGAATGTAGCCAACCTTCGGTGCTTGGTTCCAGTCCTGAGCACAAGCGGCTCCAGTGCTGGCAGTAGTTGGGTTATACTGTGTAGCATCGGGCGGGTAAATAGAACCAGCTACGCCAACAAGACCAGTGTCGCTACCAGTGGTGTTAACCACGCCGACGTGTTCTCCCGCCAACGGGACAGTAGCTCCGTTTACAACGGGGCAAGGCCCCCAGGTCTGAAGCCAGAAATAGTAAGCAGCCGTAACAGCTACTGGGGCAACGCCCATCGCTGGGCCCCCGCCAGTCGTGCCCGTGTGGATTACCATATCTTTGTAGGGATTCTTTAAAAGCCCTACTTGGCTTGCGGTGGTCAGGGCGACAGTTAGAACTTCCTCATCGTAGCAGGTGATGTCTCGCCCGCCAGTGCTACCAGTCGCAGTCTCGGCATCGTGCTCTTTAACCTGAAGTAGTTGGCCTTCTCCAGCCTCATCGTTTACCCAAACATACCCGTCGGCATATTGGTCTTCGGTGATGTTTAGGGCAGTAGATGAGGTAGAGCCAGTGGTTGCAATACGAACGGTGTGGTCGCCATCGTCCCACTGCGCTGTGGTTCGAGCCTCCATAACTACAACATCTGAGTCGTGGACGGCTACTTTAGCAGCACAACCACATACTCTACCAATAGTGATATTGGACGAGCCCGCTTTAGCATATCGGAATACCCTGCCATCGGGGAAAACTAGGCGAGTCCCCAGCATATGTCTTTTCGTAGTGTGGGGCTTGTAAATCTCATCGGTCTTTCCCTCGATAGTAATTGGTAAACTCATGCCTTCCTCCTTTTCTTAGATTTTCGTGGTCGCCCCCGTTTCTTGGGGGGCTTGCTCTCTTTTTCAACGGGTGCGGGTTCATTGATAGCTTTAGGTTCTTCGCCAGCATTCTCATCAACTAATACAAGCCCCTTCTTCAGATAATAGGCGAGAGAATATGTGTCCGCAGGTAGCCTCACAATTCTCCCATCCTTATGGCGAAACATTGCAGTGGGTCTTTCTTTCAACGGTATGCGCTTTATAGTACTTCCTTGAGGCAGCATTTCTCTCCTATTATCCTCCTAGTCAATTATTAAGTGGACGAAGTAGACGGTGTGGCAGAGCTGTACTGCGCCTCTACACCATAATCATCATCTAGCTCGAAACACCCATAATCGGAAACCATCACGATTTCGGTGGCACGCAAAGAGGCATCTCGTTCTCTTTCTACGTTAGGAGCTAAGGACTCGATATAGACCAAAGCCTCCCTAGAGAACATAGCGCCTTTACTTGCAACGCCAGCCGTGATATTGCCATCGTCAAATACGCCTACATGGTCAATAGTGATATTCCAAAAATCCTTGAGTAAGTCTTCACTATAACCATGCGGGATAGTATTGCCAGCAGCCGCACCGATTTTGGACGTGTCTCGCATTAGATTGAAAATAGCGTAGGGGTGGTGAACGAAGGCATAGGGTCTTGGAGCTTTTTGCTTTTTCATCCAAGCAACACAAGCCGCAAAACTCCTGAAGTTAAGCCCCGCACCTGACGCGCCAGCCGCATTGGAGAAGCCATCGAACAAGGCGATAATGTCTTCATCAACCTTCCTCGCCATAGCATCCCCCATCTGCCTGCCAACCACCTTGAACAAATCTGGTTTCTCTTGCCTGACTAGCTTGTCAGTCAAGATAACCTTGCCCCCAACCTCACTACAAGTTAAGTCGGTTGTAGTCATCCCGATAGCTTGGCTGTCGGTAATATCAACGCCATCCGTCAAATCAACAAAGGTCATTTGTCCGACTTTCGGGACGGTCATTTGCTTTTCACCCTTGCCTAATCTATATCGGGTAACAAGGTTTTTGCAGGGGGCATTATGTTCCATCGTGTACAGACATTCGCCAATGACAATCGCTTGTGCATCAGCAAGTTGTCCAGTATCAGCAGTCTGGATAGCCATTTCCCCTCCTTATTTTAAGATTTATGATTGCTCACGAGCTTCTTTATATCTCTTATAATTGGCTGGCGTGGGATTTTCCGCATACTCCTGTGCAATCTTAGCCAGCGAGCCCGTAGCAGTCGCTGAGGGCTCTACGCCCTCTGGGGTCAACAAGCCCTTTTCAATCATCTTTTCCTTGAGTTTAGCTTCAACGATTTCGTCAACGCTCTTCTCTTCGGTTTTCTTTTCTTCCACTTTAGCCTCCTTGCTTTCAGGCTGTTCGGTTTTCTTGGCTTTTATGGCTGCAATTTTCTTGTCCGCCCTATCAAACTTGCCCGCAATGACAAAAGCGTGGATAGTCTCATAGTCGTCATCCCCAGGCTTCAACCCTAATTCCTGTTCAACAACAGGTTGGTAGGATTCTATTTTCTTTTTAAGGCGGTTGACTTCTATTTTTTGCTCTGCCATATTGAACTGCTGTAACAAATTGGGTTTACTCTTTTGAAGGTCTACCTCAGACTCTTCCTCAGAAATGCCCTTCCGTTCAGCGTTCATGCCAATCAAAACCTTCCATAATTCCTGATTGCTTTCTAGGCTTTCGATTTTCTCGTTCTGCTTGTTGATAATCCCCTGAGCAGTTTCCCACTGACTTTGCGCCTTGCGGAAATCAGCTTGGAGTTGCTCGTACTCCTCCTTTGAGACTTGAGGTTTTTCCGCTTCGGGTTTAACCTCAGGTTCTTTTGTTTCTGGCTTCGACGCTTCTGGTTCTTTAACTTCAGGCGTCTTCGCCTCTTCTTTTTCTGCCATTATCGGCATCCTCCTTTAGTTCGCCCCCAAGGGGCTTCCTAATACAAAAAGCCCTCAATTAAGAGAGCTTTGTTGCCCAAGTTTAATTATTTTGGTAAAGTGGGAAGGCCAGATGAAGGCAAGCCTGGTAACCCCGATGGTTTTTGCCTCTTTGCTTCATAGGACACTGCGCCAACACCCAGCAATGCGGGGGCACCTGATACGGCAGCCCCCTGCCACCCATCGGTTTCAATGGCATCTAACAAATCTTGAATGAATAAGGGCGTAAATCTGCTTCTCAGTGATTCCCACGAAATAACGGGTTCGCCTGTAAACGTCTCTCCCTTCATCAAGTCAGTGAATATGCTGGCGAAGGGCGATTCTTTGGATTGGATTAAATTCATTATAGTATCCAACCTGTTTCGCTCGACAATCTCCCCCGTGCCGGTAACTTTAGATTGTCCAGTAACCGCCTGGGCTAAAAATCTTGCCCACTGCACATAGCCAGCCCAAATATCAAGCCTGGTATTCCCTACTCGTATCTTGCCAAAATCAGATGAACGAGGGTCTAATTCAACCTTTGCCCCCGCCGCCGATGCCAAAGATAAGACGGTAATGCCTGCGCCCAAGAATTGAACGAGTGTTCTAGCTGCTTCCTTTCTTACAAACGGGGATGAATGGAATAGTAGGGTGGGAAGCTGTAACCGAGAGAAAACGAATCTAGGGGCAAATAGCATAGCATTTACAAAGGGAGCCCCCGTACCAGCCCATCTTGGGAGTGAGCCACGCCCAGTTGACCAGTTTACCAGTTTAATTATCCCCTCTATGGTATTCTGGTCAGTGTAACCCGCCTTCTGCGCTAAAGACCACCACTTCTTGAATCCGCCGAAGTAGCGAAGGTAATTACCCCCTGCGGTAAAAGCACGTTCTGAAGGTTTAACGGTAGGAATTATTTTTTCAGCTAAAGCAGACGGGAAATATTCTTCCCTCGCCCCTATTTTAACGGCTGCGCCTGGTTCAGGGGCTAAATACCCATGCACCTTCCCCCCAACATTTTCAAAGAGGTAGAAATCAGGGTCGGTACGGATTAAATCGTCATAATATTTCCAGTTATCTGAACTAAATAAAGTCCTTAACTGGACTTTCATAACATCCTTAAACCCGCCTGGGAAACGGGCGAGTAAAATCCCCCCCTGCCTCAGAGTAATTGACAGGTCAGTAGAGGCAAGAAGTGCTCTGGGTAAGTTGGCAATATCCACAAATTGCGACCAAAGCCCGCTCCCCATCTTGAGTTTTAGGGTATTAAGTTCGCTAACCCCAGGGAAAATACGTTCCAATAATTTTAATTCGGCGGGTTGTAAAACATCTTCTGTAAAGAACAGTTTGTTTAATGAACTATCTGCCCTTATCCTCTCAAAGTAATTAGCGTGCTCGGATATTTTAAGCCTTAATTGGGTGACTTCTTCGGGAGTTAGGGCTTCACCTATCGCACCTGCTTTAACGGTGGGCATTTCGCCCCGCAGCGCATTCATTGAAGCTCTCCTGGCTAGTTCGGGGTCACCCGTCTCTTGCATTACTTTTTTGTAAATACTTTCAGCGTTGGCAACCCGTTCCCTTAATTCAACCTTCCTAACTTTCGTGGTGGCTCGGCGGGCTGTCTTTTGAGCTTCCATTTGAAGCCCCAATCTTTTTAGAATGGGATTAGTAATTTTAGAGGTTGCTTTGGCTATGCCTGTTTCAACAAGCTCGGCGGGTTTAAGGGCAGCCCTAGCAACTTTAGCTGTCCTCCCAGCAATGGTAGCAGCTTCAGCAGCAGGCTTTAGAGCTCCCCTTATTCCCCCTGCCGTAATCCCCCCAGTGGCGATTAAGGCAGGGGTTTCATAGAGAAGTTGCTGCCATATAGGGAGTTCTCTATATCTCTCATGTACTTCTCCCCCAGGTAAGAAACTCCCAAGATACCCTCCAACGCCCTTTTCTTCCAATGCTTGCTTCGTCCAAACAGGAAGCTGGCTTACTGGGTCAATATATTCGGGGTGTCCTGCGAAACCACCCAAGGGCACCCAGGGGATAGCAGCCCCATGCGTTGCCCCCCATGTCATTTCCCCCGAAACAGTGAAGGGGGAAAACGCCCACTCAGCCCCAGCCCCTAATTTGCCCAACGCAGTTCGCCACCAACTCCCATCGCCTCCTTTTCCTTCCCAGCGTTCAGCTACTCCCATTTACCATTGCCTCGGCGTTGCCCAGCTTGCAGCGCCCGTAGGCGCTCTGCGTGGCAACATCATATAGATTTTATTGACCAAATCCTCATAGGCGGCTACCATTCCAGGCACACTACCCGCATATCTATTTATATACGATTGCAAACCTTGTTTCTGCGACCAAGGGGTTCTATTCCACATCTGACCGCTAGGGGTCGTTACGGGGTAGCCCTTCATGGGTTGACCCGCAACTTCCCCCTGTGCAAACTGGGGCAGCCAGTATGGTGTGTTGGGCGAGCCTATAGTCCAACTATTTGCCATCTCACTTCTCCTTATGGGACAGGGAGTACCGTTCCCCTATTATTTATTCTCGGCGCATTCTTATTTGGCATAGCCCAGTTTGATTGCGGCAAAGAAGTAGTAGCTGAAGCCGATGTTGACCAGCTTGTAGTTTTCGGGGCCATTGCCTGCGCTATAACTTTATCCGATTCCAGGGGGATTCTACCCCCACCCCAGGGCATACGCTCGGCCTGCCATCGCTCAATCCAATTCGCAGGATTAGCCTGCAATTCCGACAGCCATTCGTTCCTCTGTAATTCTAATTGTTGCTTAGATAGTTCATAGTTAGCCCAGTCTATCTGATTGCCAATATTGGCCTGTTTCATATCAAATTCTAGTTTTTCCCTAAGGTATTCAAGCTCGGCTATGGTATCTGGGCTAGCCTGCCCCGTTTGGGAAATACCTGCTAATATCTCCTGTATCTTGGCTATATTTAATTGGGTCTGAGATTCTAAATAGGCAACTTCCTCGTCAGTCATCCCAGCCGTAGCCCCAGTACCGTAGAGGCTACCAGATACATTACCGTATGTTTCGAGGAAAAGGTCTATTAACGGATAAGATTCCAGCCCAGCCCCTGTTTGAATCGCCGTCTGTGCAGAGGCATATATTTTATCTGCGGCATCTTCATCCAACTCTCCAATTGATGTTAGGTAATCAAGATAGTTGGCTATCCATGTCGTATATGCAGAACTCATCTGGGCCATTTGGATAAGATTACTTTCTTGCCCCGTAAGAGTACGCCAATCGCCAGTTTGAGACGCGGGGGTAGACCACGCAGCAGGCGGATTTGGGTAACCCAGATTCGGCCAATTCCAGCCCTGATATTCATTCCCATTAGCCATTATTGTGTCCTCCTGCCATCGGCTCTCAATTTTTCGATATTAAAAATAAGATTATTCAACGCATCGTCCCCATATTCTTGGCGCAACTTCATCATATCCATTAGCCCCAAGTTATCTAACGCCTCTATCTGTCTGTGTGCGGGGATACCGCCTTTGGGCACTTGGAGTTTTAATTGCTTTACGAGAGCTTCCTTTAATCTCCCCCTCTGTTTTAGCAGGCCAGCTTTCATTGAGCCGAGTAAGTCTTCTTTCATCTACATCCCCTGTATATAGCCAGCGCCACTCTGTCGTGGGCCAGCACCACTTTCATTTAAGACTTGTCTCAAAACATCCGCATTTAATGGGTTCTGTGCTTCTGACGGTCTTGATTGGGCCTGCGGCATAGCTTGAAGCATCTGTTGAGATTGCTGCTGTTGCGCCTGTTGCTCATCAATTTTCTTTAGTAGGTTGGTTCTCCCCGCCTCCTCCATTGCTTCTCTCAAGACCATATCGAGCATTGCGGGATTAGATTTCCAGACCATTTCAACAAGCGTATCGGTTATTTCCTTCTGCGCCCTATCCTTAGTCCAGCCCAATCCCTCAACCAGCAAAGTTTCCCAGCTTACCCTGTTTTCGGAGGCAAGCAAGCGATATTTCATAAATTCCGCACCGCTATCTTTGGCCTGGAGTTTTACTTGGCAGTCATAATAGCCGCCTATATCCTCTTTGGTAATTTTTATCTCTTGCTGTTGGGGTTCGCCGTCCTCAATAACGGTAGCTCTTATGGTGATAGGCAGAGCGCCTGGAATAGTGTCAAGATACTTCAACCCCATGCTAAGAGCCGTTGCCCACATCCTTTCTATATTACCGATTAACTTGCTAAACCTCTGGCGGTATTGCTCCCCGTAAATATCTTCCTGTCTGCCCGTAGCTCTAGATGTAGAGGGCATCCCCATAGCTATCGGGGGGAGTTCTACGCCAAGCGCCTGTTTAATCTGGTAAAGGTGCTGGAACATCTGGGCATTGGGTACTTGCCCCTGAATTATATCTATTTGCCATCCGAATGGAACTTGTATTACTCTTCCTGGCCCGAAATCCAGCTCTTCCTCTGAGGGGGCTGGAGCAGCGTTGGGGTCTGTTTGCTGGAGTTTTACCACAGGGTTAGTGAATAAACCTATCTGGCTGTCAATGCGACTTTCAATTTCGCATTCCTCTATAAGCCTGCCCCGCAGCGACCTTAGTAACCCACGATACTTTGCCTCTGGCCTTCCCTCTGGGGATTTCTTACCGAAACCAGAGGCGCAGTGTACGAAGGGAACACCTCCCAAAACATTTTTCTGTATCGCTGGATTGAGCAGCGCTTCCCCGTCAGCCTCGTAATATCGCCAATCTTTATCCCAATAAGCGAAGTAATCCACCCCATCGGTTTCACTTATTTGTCTCTTTTGGGGGTTAGACCAATCGGGGAATAGCTGCTTAACCTGGCTAACCGTCATTCGGCAGCTTTTGACTACCTTGCGGGGGATGCCCCTGTACTCATGCGGGTCAGGGTAAATTATCATCGGGTCGGGGGCAGACGGGGAAATGGGAAGGCTGTTTCTATCAGACGGGTCGAAGTTGGGGTTATATTCAATCTGGGCGAAAGCTTCCCCCCGCCTGACCGCATTATTGATAGACTCCTCAATTTCCTCAATCATCTGCAGAAGCCAGTGATTTAACAGCGTGGTGATTTTAGCAGCCCGCTTTTCCTCGGCCTCCCCAGACTTTCTGGACTCACGATAGGCTTGGGGGTTTGATGTATTAACGTGCCAGAAGATAGAATCGCATATCCTGGCCGCCGTTCCAGTTCTCTTAATCCGATAGGGGTCGGATATATTAACTTTAAATTCGTCATCATAG